TGCGAGTTGGCCTGGGATATTTTTCGCCCGTTGCTCTTTGAAAAAGTATATATAGAATGGTACATTGGTACATTCTTTAAACCATTATGCCTGTTTCCCAAGCCCGTTGGTGGATTCTTACCATTCCTCATGCCCATTTCACACCTTGGCTCTTCCCTGGAGCATCCTATATTCGTGGTCAATTGGAATCCGGCGCTGGAACCAACTACCTCCACTGGCAGCTTGTTGTCCAATTTGAACGACCCACACGACTGGCTGCTATCAAGAGAGGACTTGGAGACGCCTGTCACGCCGAGCCCACCAAGTCGGCAGCCGCTCTCGAATATGTATGGAAGGACGATACAAGAGTGGATGGAACCCAATTCGAGCTCGGAGAACGACGACTTCAACGCAATAACGACAAGGATTGGGAGACCATACGAACGTCCGCAAAACGTGGAGCCTTGGACGACATCCCCGCCGACGTCTACATCCGTTCGTATTCATCGCTCAAACGAATCGCCGTCGATCACATGGAACCTGTTGGAATCCAGAAAGAAATCCATGTATTCTGGGGTCGCACTGGTAGCGGGAAGTCTAGAAGAGCCTGGGACGAAGCAGGTATTGGCGCTTATCCCAAAGATCCGAGAAGCAAATTTTGGGACGGATACGCCAGCCACTCCAACGTTGTCATTGACGAATTCCGCGGCGGCATTGATGTAGCACATATGTTGCGTTGGCTGGATCGTTATCCTGTTATTGTTGAAGTGAAAGGCTCCTCCGTTGTATTTCGTGCACAAAAAATTTGGATCACTAGCAACCTCCATCCGGATATGTGGTACCCGGATTTGGATCAAGAAACTAAGCAAGCTTTGTTACGAAGATTCACATCTATTACTCATTTCGATGGCTTGGAACCCGTTGATCGTACTTAATAAACTATTGTACGTTCGTTTCAACATTTCCTACACGCACTTGATGTACACTTGCACTTTCATATTTGGGAATAAACGTAAACTGATAATAGTTGTTCACTTCATAACCGAGTTTGATTCCCAAATCATCTGCCAACGTGCCAACTTGCAACATCTTCTCCAAAATCATAACACGAAACTTTCCGAATTTCTTATAAATTTGATTTTGGCCTGCAGGGGTACTCTCTTGATTAAACAACTGCAAAAGAGACGCCAAACTTGCACTGCCTTTGTGAACCAAATAACTGGTTTTAACTTCACCAGGCGAAATTTGTGCTTTCCCGCTTTTGCTAACATTTTGAAACTGATTAGCATTCGGAGGTTCACGCAACGAAAACGCTTGCGAAGATACGCGTGTATCCGACTTATAAATATGACCAAAATTGTCATCTGCAACAAATGAAATTTGTTGCCCGTTGTCAATACTACGCATTCCGTTTCCACGGCCTTCGTACGTTTTCCCAAACAAAGGAGCGTTATTTACATCATCCGCTTCATTATCCGCAACTGCTTCTACAGTGCGATTCTGCATCTTAAGCGAGGATTTACAATAAAACTGCACACGTGACTTCACCAATGGCATATTAACATAACGCAATTTACTTGCCGAATCAATCTGAATAGGCACAAATTCAATGTCTTCTGCCACTGCTTGTTCGCCCAAAGTCATCCAAAAAGTCATCATATTAACTGCCAACGTATTCAACGTCATGGCAGGAGTAATTACAAACGCAATACTAGTGCGAGCAGTTCCAAACTGTTGATTTGGCATATAACGCAAATTCACCTGTGCATCTTCTCCAAATCCGTTTTTGTCAAGATCGGTTACACGAACTCCGACCTTTTCAGCCAAAACTCGCACAATAGATCGCCAAATCAAAGTCAAAGTTTGTTCAGCTGGACATGTTCCATGTCCAACAATAACCGTCGGGCCTGCTTCAGCCCCAATCTTGGTGTTCAACAACCCACCAATCTCGGTTGTTAACTTCACTCCTTTGTTAAATCCTTTCTGCAATCTCTTCCCTTTCTTAATAGCACCGGCGGGTATGCCAGAATAACTAACACCTCCTCGCTTAATCTTGTTCAACTTCTTAGGAGGAGCTTTCTTTGCACCTGCAGAAGTGGAAGCTCCAGGTACCCAAGAAGAAGTACTAGTACGACGACGCTTAGGAGAAATGGGCATACTTTTTTCAGAAGAAGAAAAATATTTAGTCTTCCCGATATAATTCGGATTCTTCTGCGGTCCAATTGGACGCTTTCCAATATGTACTTCCGAAGGTACACTTCCGAATGAGCCACCCGACAAGCCACGCAAGGGAGTTGACCAAGAACTTGATCCAGATTGCCATGTATATTTTTTCATAAGAAAGAATAATGGTACGCCGCTGGTACATGGTACGCCGATCTAGTAGGTAATACTGGGTGTACCACCCTAAGTGTCTACTAGATCTGGCTAATCGGGTCCGCTTGGCGCAAGCGCCACCCTATCGGGCCGCTGCCGACGTCGGGCAGGGGCGCATCTATAAGCATGCCATGCCCTGCCGGGGGCGGAGACCGATGTTGTTCACGCTTGAAGTAATCCCTGCAGGGTACACCCTGCATGGATATCGCGGCTGCGAGCCCTCCCGCGATCAGGTACTATCAGGGACAAGTCCCTGATGGCCGTCCCTGACTTCTGCTCCACAGGGGCGACTAGGGAGTGGCTTATACACTAATATATCCCTGTGGCGCAATTTCCCTGAATTGCTTATAATCCCGAGTTGGCGTGACACTCTTTCCTAATTGGAATAAGGGGGTGGCTTAGCAGTTGCTTATAAACGGTTGTTTTGTTGCTTATTTTCAGTGGCTTTGTTGCTTAACATTGCGAGTTGGCCTGGGATATTTTTCGCCCGTTGCTCTTTGAAAAAGTATATATAGAATGGTACATTGGTACATTCTTTAAACCATTATGCCTGTTTCCCAAGCCCGTTGGTGGATTCTTAC